GAGCCAACAGACTTCATCTGCCGCTGGGCTTCGATGTAGACATCTCGCGCCATGCCCAGCCAAATCTCGCCAGAGCGACGGACGCCCTTGGCAAAGTTGGACAGCAGCAGGAAGGTCTGCGTGTCGAGCCGGTTCTGAATCATCTCCACGGCCTTGCCGGAGACGTTGCTGACCATCTGCTCGCCGTTCTGCTGGTTGCCCAGTACGTCCTGCATATCCTGCTCGGTGATTTGCAGCAGTGCCGCCATAGCAGGCGGGATAGCACTGGAGCGCGTGTAGCCAACCGGGGGCGACGGCGCTTGGTTGCCGTTCTGGTCGGTGATTGGGTTGATGAGCAGGTACGGGTAGTTCTTGAGGTTGTCCTCAGACCACATCA